TTACCCTNGANTGGANGGTTCCAAACGATTTGGCTAACCTCCCTGCTATTGTTGGTGGAAAGGAAATGGATTTCAACTATGGTGATTGTCAGAAAGAAATGGATATGGTNAATAAAGCTTTCATCGAGATNATGATTGAAGGTGACGCCAACGGACGAGGATTCCAATATCCNATNCCNACCTATTCTATTACNNANGATTTNNACTGGGGTGATACTGAGAATAANAAACTNCTATTTGANATGACNGCNAANTANGGNACNCCCTATTTCTCCAATTACGTTAATTCAGATATGGAACCCAGTGATGTACGATCAATGTGCTGTCGCCTTAGACTCGACCTACGAGAACTGCGCAAGAAGTCCGGAGGGTTCTTTGGTTCCGGCGAGTCTACCGGTTCGGTTGGTGTGGTTACTATTAATCTTCCGAGAATTGCCTATCTGGCTTCGGACGAAAAAGACTTCTATGCTAAACTTGACGAACTGATGGATATTTCGGCCCGTTCTCTGAAGATTAAACGAACATTTATCACTAAACTTTTGGACGCCGGACTCTATCCGTATACTAAGCAATATTTAGGAATGTTTGATAACCATTTTTCCACCATTGGTCTTGTTGGTATGAACGAAGCAGGACTCAACGCCAAGTGGCTGCACAAAGATCTGTCTACTCCGGAAGTTCAAAAATTTGCTAAGGATGTTCTTAATCATATGCGAGAACGCCTTAGTGATTATCAGGAGCTTTATGGCGATCTTTACAATCTGGAGGCCACCCCTGCTGAATCTACCGCATATCGTTTTGCAAGGTTCGACAAAAAACAATACCCAGATATTATCACCGCGAACGAGGACGGAACGCCATACTATACCAATTCCAGTCATCTTCCTGTCGGTTATACTGATAATATTTTCTCTGCACTTGACATCCAGGACGAGCTTCAGACTTTGTATACATCCGGCACCGTGTTCCACGCCTTCCTCGGTGAAAAGCTTCCCGATTGGAGGTCGGCTGCTAATTTGGTTCGTAAGATTGCTGAAAACTATAAGTTGCCGTATTATACTTTGTCTCCGACATACTCCATATGTAAGAACCACGGATACTTAAATGGTGAAGTAGGAGTTTGCCCAATTTGCGATGAAAAAACTGAAATTTACAGTCGTATCACTGGTTATTATCGACCGGTCCAAAATTGGAACGACGGAAAGGTACAGGAGTTCAAAGATCGACAGGTATATACTGTCTTGAAAGCCCGTTTGTAAAATGGTATTATGTGTAATAGAGTTTCAAATCAATTGACGAAGAGGAGAGTTTTTATGAAAAAAATATTATTAGTTTCATTATCAATTTGTCTATTGTTTTCAGTAGTCACATTATCGGGATGTTCTAAAAATTCCAAACCCTCTACTGCCGAAAAACAAATACCCGACCTTGCTGGCGAATGGAAACAAACAAATAGTAAAACCGATGACAATTATCAAGCCGCCACAATAAGCGGCGACACGATTGAAATTTATTGGGTAAGCGATAATGGTGACACAAAATCGCTTTATTGGGCTGGATCTTTTATTGCCCCAACAACCACTAATGAACCTTATACGTGGGATTCAAAAAATGATCATGATAAAACAGGTAGTGCTATGCTCGCTTCAAGTGATGATACTAAAACTATTAAATATCAAAACGGAATATTAAGCTATGAGGCTTCCGCTTTGGGGACAACAACAACGGTTAAATTAGAAAAACAAAAATAAAAACTGGGTTGTTGATATTTGAAAGGAGAAAAACTATGAGCAGAGGAACGAAGAAACGCAGTACTGTTGGTCTTATTTTAGACTTTGTTCTTACGCTTTGCACCGGCGGGTTATGGCTTATTTGGATTGTGATTCGGTATCTGAGAAACAATAGCTAATAATTTTAATCGCATATTTATAGCCCATGTTTTGTCGCTTACTTTATTAAATAAGGATTAGATATGGGCTATTTTTATGTGATTTTTATCGTCCGTACACTTTTATAAAAGATGAAAAAGAACCAAATTTACGCCCACTTTTAATTTTTGCAAAGTGGGCTTTTCAAATTTTGTAAAAATTTTGGTAGAATTTTAGAGATGGTTCGGACGATTTTGGTCATTTTTGCCCACTTTTTGTGGGTTTTTGCCCACTTTTAAAAATGGATTTGGCCACGAAAAACCCAGTGTTTATGCGGGTTTGCGGGTTTTTCGCCCACTTGCCCACTTTTATTCTCTATTAATTGTGATAAAAAGATTAAAGATATATATAGATATGGCAAAAAAAAGTGGGTTTTTGGCCACAAGCTTAAAACCGAGTATTTTCTCAATATTTAGTAGTCATTCTTAGCTCCGCGAAAAAAACATACCCTTTTATGAAGAGAGAAGGATAAAACGCGACCGGCGTTTACTTTCTCTTTTTTGTTTGTTTAAAAACAAGAAAGGAGGCTCATTAAAATGCTGGAAAATAAATTCAAAACCAAACTAATTAGTGAACTTAAAGAAATGTTTCCAAGCTGCATCGTTATACATACAGATCCGAATGAGATTCAAGGGTTTCCAGATTTAATCATATTATACGAAGATAGGTGGGCCGCCTTGGAAGGTAAAAAAAATGCTAATGCTAGATGTCAACCAAATCAACCATATTATATTGATCTAATGAATGAAATGTCCTTTGCGGCTTTCATTTATCCAGAAAATAAAGAGGAGGTGCTGTATGAACTTCAACAAGCATTTAAACCTCGAAGGGCAACACGCATTTCTCGGCGCCAGTAAATATCATTGGGTTAATTATGATGAAGTAAAAGTAGCTGAAGTATATTCTAAATATTTAGCTACACAAAAAGGAACTATACTTCACGAGTTTGCAGCTCAATGTATCAGACTTGGACAGAAGTTACCGAAGTCTCAAAAAACTTTGAATATGTATGTGAATGATGCTATTGGTTTTAAAATGACGCCGGAGCAAGTTCTATATTATTCAGATAATTGTTTTGGCACAGCCGATGCAATAGCTTTTAGAAATAATTTACTTAGGATACACGATTTTAAATCCGGAGTAACCCCTGCAAATATGAAGCAGCTTGAAATTTATGCTGCTCTTTTTTGTTTGGAATACAAGGTTAAACCGCCCGATATCGATATCGAATTAAGACTGTATCAATCAGACGAAATCCTGTATCACAAACCTACAGCGGAGGAGTTAATTCCAATTATTGATAAGATAATCACCTTCGATAAGATAATAACAAAAATCAGAGCAGAGGAGGGTTAAAACATGAATCCCATTGCGGAAGAAATTTTACAGCATTATGGAATGCCAAAACGTTCTGGGAGATATCCTTGGGGTTCAGGTGATAACCCTTATCAACGTAGTGGTGATTTTTTGAGTCGTGTGAATGAGCTGAAGAAATCAGGGATGAGCGAGAAAAAAGTAGCAGAATCTATGGGTTTAACAACCAGTCAGCTTCGAACCCAAGTTGGATTGGCGAAAGATGAAAGAAGAGCCGTTGATGTTGCAACAGCCAAAGGGTTGAGAGAAAAAGGCCATAGTCTTAAGGAGATTGCTGATAAGATGGGTTACAAAAACGACTCGTCTGTTCGCTCTCTTTTGAATGAGGATTCAGAAGTCCGTATGAACCAGGCTAAGAAAACTGCCGATTTTCTCAAGGAACAAGTCGATAAAAAAGGAATGATCGATGTTGGTGTAGGTGTTGAGCGTGAGCTTGGTGTCTCCAAAGAAAAGATGAAACAAGCCCTCTATATTCTTGAAATGGAAGGTTATAAAATCTATGGCGGAGGCGTTCCTCAGGCTACAAATCCTGGCAAGCAGACCAACATTCAAGTCCTTTGTCCTCCTGGCACTGAACATAAAGAGATTTATAACTTTGGTGATGTCCATTCTGTAAGGGATTATGTTTCTCACGATGGAGGCGACACTTTTGACACGTTTGTTTATCCAAAGAGTATGGACTCTAACCGTGTTAAGATTCGTTATGCAGAAGAAGGCGGTATTGACAAAGATGGTGTAGTTGAGATTCGAAGAGGTGTTGACGATCTTTCTCTAGGTGAATCCCACTATGCTCAGGTTCGTATTCTAGTTGATGACAAAAAATACATAAAGGGAATGGCCGTCTATTCTGATGACATGCCTGATGGAGTTGATATTGTCTTCAACACAAACAAAAAACAAGGGACTCCTAAAATGGATGTCCTTAAAAATATCAGCAACGATCCCGATAATCCTTTTGGTTCTCTTATCAAAGCTGGCGGTCAAAGTTATTACATTGATAAGAATGGAGAACGTCAACTTTCGCTCATTAATAAAAGGGCTGAGGAAGGCGATTGGAATGAGTGGAGTGATAATCTTCCTTCACAGTTTTTATCAAAACAGAGTATAACCTTGATTAAAAAACAGCTTAATTTAGCGTCGGCTGATAAACAAGCAGAGTTTGATGAGATTATGTCTCTCACAAACCCAACTGTAAAGAAAAATCTATTAAAATCCTTTTCGGATGATTGCGATTCGGCAGCCATTCATCTACAGGCAGCAGCTTTACCAAGACAGAAGTATCAGGTAATCCTACCTATTACTTCTATGAAGGATAACGAGGTATACGCTCCTAACTATGAGAATGGAGAACAAGTAGCTCTTATAAGATACCCTCATGGCGGAACATTTGAGATACCCATTTTGACGGTCAACAACAAACAATCAGAGGCTAGGCGAGTTCTTGGAAACACCCCAGCAGATGCTATTGGTATTAATAACAAAGTAGCCGATCGATTGTCTGGAGCTGACTTCGATGGCGACACTGTTATGGTCATCCCCACTGGGGGTAAGGTTAAAATTGCATCCACCCCTGCTCTGAAAGGTCTTGAAGGTTTTGACCCTAAATTGAAATATGGCGGTAAGAAAGATGGAACATTCAAAGTAATGAAGAACACACAGACAGAGATGGGTAAAGTTTCAAATCTGATTACTGATATGACCTTGAAGGGCGCAACTCAAGATGAACTAGCAAGAGCGGTTCGACATAGCATGGTAGTCATCGATGCAGAAAAACATAAACTTGACTATAAACAGAGCGAAATCGATAACGGAATTGCTTCTCTTAAAAAGAAGTATCAGGGAACCTATGATGAAGATGGTAGATACCATGAAGGAGCTGCTACTCTTATCTCTAGGGCTAAGTCTGAGACCTCTGTCCTTAAGAGAAAAGGAAGTCCTATTATTGATAAAGAAAGCGGGAAACAAAGCTATAAGGAAGTTTATGAAGAGTATACGGATCCTAAGACAGGTAAGACCCGTGTCCGTACTCAGAAATCTACTAAGATGGCTGAGACCGATGATGCTTTTACCCTTGTGTCCGATGCTAACACCCCGGCAGAAAGGGCATATGCAGAGTACGCCAACAGGATGAAGGCCCTAGGGAATCAGGCCCGCAAGGAAATGGTCAATACTGGTAAGATTGCTTACTCCGCCTCTGCAAAAACCACTTATCAAGAGGAAGTAGACTCCTTATCAGCCAAGCTGAATGTAGCCCTTAAGAATGCCCCCCGTGAGAGGCAGGCCCAGGTAATAGCCAATGCCGCTGTTACCGCCAAAAAGCAGGACAACCCTGACATGAAACCTGGCGAGATAAAGAAAGCCAGTCAGCAAGAACTAACACGAGCTCGTGCTACTGTCGGCGCCAAAAGAGAAACCATAAAGGTTACCGACCGTGAATGGGAAGCTATTCAAGCTGGCGCCATCAGTGAGAATAAGCTTACCCAGATTATTAATAATGTGGATATAGATGATCTTAGACAGCGAGCTACTCCTCGCACCACAACTTCTTTGAGCACTGCTAAGATTAATCGAATCTCTTCTATGAATGCTTCTGGATACAGCACAGCCGAAATAGCTAAAGCCCTCGGTGTTTCAACAACTACCGTATCCAACTACTTGAACAGAAAGGAGTGAGCTACTAATGCAAAGCAGATGTATGTTAACGACGTTTGATAACCCTTACAATCCCTTCGAACAGTTCACTTCTTGGTTCTTGTTCGATGTAGAAAAAGGTTACGATTCTTGTTCGTATTTAGGAAGAATTGCTAGAACTTCAGATCAATTGTCAGAAGAAGAAAATGATTTGGAAGTTGAAAGAGCAATTGACGAAATCATCAAATACGATTTCAGAAACATCTACAAGAAGGTAACTAGGCAAGCTGCAAGTACCTAAACACAACCAACTTTACCAAATTAATAAAAAGTGATTTTCCGAGATAATTTAAAGATGGTTATGGCTTTTGGTTACGGAAGATATAGGGGGGTGTCGCCAAAATCGCAC